TTCATAATATTGTATTAAATTAAATTTCCACTAATATAGTGAAAAATTTTTATTCAAACAATACTCTGCTGATTTTTTGGTAATGAACTACTAATTCTGTTGTTTTAGATCCTGCCATTTGCTGAACACCAATATAGGGTATGAAGTCATGGTCATCTGCTAAAGCTAATGATTTTGTTGTTGTTGAGCTTTGAGTTGCTCCACCAGCTGTTGCTGAAGTCACTAATCCATACTGCACGTCATTTACAAATACAGAAACTTGTCTATTTGAATCTATCTCTATTCTAAATCTATAAGTGGTAGAAGCAGCTACTGCTATTCCTAAGTCTGTTACATAATCCGTTCCATCATTAGAATACACAAAGTGTAAATTAGCGTTTGTTGTTAGAGCACCTTGATCATCATCTGTACAGAATAGGAAATAAGCTTGATCCGCATCTGTTGTATAAACAGGAGTATTTGTTAACTTTAAACCAGCATGAAAAGAGTAATCTGTTATAGTTCCATGAGTGGTTATAGCACACTCCCATTCTACTTGATTTTCAGTTCCCCACATAATACCTGTCCAGGCTGATTGGTTGGAGTCTAAGTGTGGAGCTATAATAACCTGATCGTTGTCAGCACCGTCTGTTTGTATTTGTACACCAGCGTAATTGTTAGAAAACGTAGCATCACCACTTCCAGCGTTAGTTCCCACTAATTCAAAGTCTGGATTAGCTATCATTCTATGGGTTTCAGAAGCATTTTGAATATCAGCGTTTCCTTGTGGTAATCTTTTAAAGAACTCTTCTAGATAATATCTTTCAGAACTTCTTCTAAGGTTTCCTTTTATTTCTACATCTGCATTAATACTAACTTTGTCGTTAGTGTTATCTACAACAAATAAACTAGTATTACTACTGCTAGTAATTTTAAACACTTCAGTTCCTGGACCTAAAGAAAATAGTGCAGATCCAGAGTTGGATCCTACATGTAAAGTGCAAGAAGGAACAGTTTGACCTACACCAAAATAGGTTGAGTTGGAAACCACTCTAGAGCTGGAGTCTTGTACATAAAAATACGTATTGTTTCCAGGAGAGCTGGAGTCTATATCCCCAATCTTTACATTATAAGCCCCTAAAAAATCTCCTATGTAAAATTTGTTATATCCATTAGAATTTTGAACCAACATAGATTGAGTTGACGTACCTATTATATGTAAGTTAGCTCTAGGGGTTGATGTAGTAGATAGGTTAAAAGATAAGCTTCC